ATAAAGATACAAATGGATAATTGTTCATAGATTCAAACCCATTTATATATTCAACACAACTTGGTTCATATTGTTTACACTCCAATAATAAGTATATTTCTTTGTTTTCTGCGCGCCTTTGTAAAAGCAATTTCTGTGAAATGTAAGGTTCTACATGAACCTCCGGATGAAAAATTATCATAAATATTATTACTATATAAAATAATATTTATTTACTTTTTGTAGCTTAATTTAATATTTTTGATGTAATAAACAAATTATCATATTTATGCCCAGCAAAGATCGTCTAAAGCGACAGCGACATTTGAGACATTCGAATACGCAACGCCAGCCATGCCACTCATCACACGGAGCACGTTGTAGTTGGTAGCATACACTCTGACCTTGGCAGTGTTGGTTCCGCCAACAGTGTTGGAAGAAAGAACAAGTTGAAGAGTAGCGTTATCAATTCTGGAGAAGTTGCACGATCCAGATGGTTGATGCTCCTCAGGGCGAAGGGCGAAGGAATACACGTTGATACCAGTGTCAGGGGCACGGGTGTGGTGTTGGTAAGGTTGGACAACGTCGAAGTATGTACCCTCACGCTCGGAGAATCTGTCTTGGCCGTTAAGTTGGAGCTTACCGGTGACGACAGGGTTCTCACCCCAGCAGTGGAGGTTGAGGGCAGTCTCGGCAAGAACGAATGTTCCGGCATCAGAGAGAGCAGCAGTTCCGGCATCAGCGAAACCAGCGGCAGCGGCACCAGCATTGGCGATATCACCTCCGCTCATGGCCTGGAATTGACCACTGGCGTTGATGAAAGCAGCGCTTCCACTGAGGGAATCAACGCTGCCGAAGGCCTGGTAGGCGTTAGGAAGAGCGTCAATGGCATCAGTGTAGTTGAAAGGCTGGGCACCAAGGGCCTTGAAGAGAGTCTCACCGGCAATGAGGGAAGAGCAGTAATCCACGTTGGCATCAGGCTGCACAACCCACACAAGCTCCTTGCAAGGGTGGTTGAAGTTGAGCTTGATCTTGTTGGAAGAAGAACCGACAGACTCGTCACCAGTGAATTGGAGTTGCTCGAAGAGGTATTCATGAGGGTTCTGGGCCATCTTTCTGCGCTCATCAGTGTCAAGGAACACGTAATCAACGTAGAGGGAAGCGGCAACAAGACCCTGTTGGTAGGCAGTCTGGACGGAAGAACCGGCAGAGTCAAGAGCATTGACAGCCCACAAGCACTCACCAATAGGTCTCAAGTCAAGGTTAATCTTGACCTCGTGGTATTGGAGGGCAATAAGAGGAAGGGCAAGTCCAGGGTTTCTGCAGTACCAGAATTGAAGAGGAATGTAAAGAGTGGTCTCAGGAAGAGCGTTTCTAGGAGCGCACACCTGGGCAGGTCCGGCGTTTCCGGCGCAAGGTCCGTTGATGTCGGCGAAGTTAGGATCGGTGATGTATGTGAGCTGTGTGGTCTGACCAACCATTTGCTCGTATCCCTTCTGTTGCTCAGAAGACATAGTGAGCTGGTTCCAGATGTGCATCCAGTCACCATATTGACGGTCAATTCTCTGACCTCCAATCTCCACCTCGACCTGAGCAATGAGTTGCTCTCCAGGGAAATCCAACCAACGAGCATAGACAGGTCCTGTTCCATTGGAGTTCATTCCTTGGTTGATCTCAGGGAGAGTCACCTGAAGGTAAGTGCGGAAGGCAAGATCACCATTTCTGGAGATTGTGCATGTAACACGTCTTCCGAAGTCGGCTTGACCAGAGAATGTCTGTTCAATGGACTCCATGGCGAAGTTTGTGTGTCTTCTGTAAGAGACCTTCCAGAAGGTAATTTCGGGGTTTCCAGTAAGGAAGACATCTTGAGCACCGTAAGCGACTAATTGCATAAGAGCACCACCCATATTGAGTATAGTATAACAAAAGAAAATAATTTCGGCGAAAATAACTTAATTAATTCTTTTCCATATGTTTTTTGACAAACTTCTCTAAATACTTCTCCTCGAATACCTCGCGCTTCTTTTCATGTTTCTTTGTAAATATATACGTGTCGTTGTTTTTCTTGACGCTCCAACCATCTTCTAAAGCATTCATCACAAACTTCATCTTGTGAAATAATACTTGCTCATGTTCATTCATAATATAAAATAACGCTAATTAAATATCATATTTTTAACATAATTATAATGTGTTAAAGCAAATATAAAAGGTAAATTTGTATATAAATTATGAATGAAGAAAACCGATAAAATTATACATAGTATCGATAAGACTCATACACAATTCTTGGATGAATTTGCAAATGATGAAGAAGTGATTATACCTAAATTACAGAATGATAAAGAAGAATTGAAGAAACAAATATGTAAATTGAAAGAACATCAAATCGATGAATATATGTCGATTAAAGACCAGATTTCCGATATCAACAAAGAAATCAAAGCGCTTAAACTGAAAAAGAAAAAATATTTCCTAGATAATTCGAAGCCACTATTCAGCTATTTCGAAGATAAAAAAAACATTTCCACGGGAGGTGAAAATAAGAATGTAAATGTCCTAAACTCTTTCTTCAAAATCAAAACCACGGAACGGTCCAATAATGTCGATAATTCCAAAAAATCCATCGTACAATATTGGAAAAATGTTAGCAACGAGATTGTTAATGGTAACGATTTTATCGAAGGGTTCGAATTATGTCTCGTTTGCAGCGAAGGCGAAATGATACATCAGGAAGACGACGGCATTTTGATTTGTAACAACACCAAATGTGGTAACTTCATCAATCATATTATCGAAAGTTCCAAGCCTTCGAATAAAGAACCACCCCATGAAGTTTCTTATACGTCATATATTCGACTGAATCATTTTAAAGAAATCCTCTCGCAATTTCAGGCGAAAGAAACCACGCAAATACCAGAAAAAGTAATCGAAGACATCAAAAATCGGTTGAAAAAGGAACGTATTAAGGACATTAAGAAAGAACTCAATTATGACAAAATGCGCGAAATTCTGCGGAAATTGGGATATAACAAATACTTCGAACATATCCAATATATTAATTCCGTCTTCGGTATTAAACCGCCGATTATGAGCGAGGAATTACACGAAACATTATGTGTTCTTTTTATTGAAATACAAAAACCTTGGGCCATTCATTGCCCACCCAATCGCACCAATTTCTTCAATTACACTTATACACTTTATCAGTTATGCGTGCTACTCGACCAAACACAATATTTGCCATATATACCGCTCATGAAAGACCGCGAAAAACAGCTCGAACAAGACCAAATATGGAAAAATGTATGTAATGAATTGGACTGGGCTTATTTTCCCACCGTGTAAAATGTATTATACAATTATAATACATTTATTTACGTGATGTTTTTCGGCGATTTGTTCTCTTATTACTTCTTGTCTTACCACCCCCTTTTCTATTCATGGATAACAATGTTTCTGCCGCATCTATTCTTGCTGCCGCATCAGTTATAATTGTTGTATCCATATTGTATCCACTATTTGTTCTTCCTTGTCTTATCTGTAGATTTTCTTGCTCTGTTTGCAAAAACGTATCTGTATTAGATGGTATAACACCATCTGCGATTGCCTTTCTTTCATTTTCAGGCATTGCATATTCGAAATCTTTTATATATCTCGTTGGATCAAATATGATCAACAAATTACTTGAAGTGAAAAATAATATACTCCATTGATTCGCAATCAATACTTGACTCGCTAAACCCGACATGCTAAAACCTAATGTTCTCAACGAATATCTATGAGGAAACAACGCACACATTGTCATGACGATTGATGTAGAAAAACCATTCACAGCCAACAATATATTCAATGTACCTGTATCCAAATTGTATGCGGTTTCACTTACATAGTCTTGTACGTATCGGTGCAAATGTCTTATTTGGTCCTCTATATTACGATTTACATCAGTAATCATCAAATCGTTAACTCGTGATACGCTACGCCCAGTTAACATATTCATCACACCAGATGCCCAACTATTATCCAATTCATTTGGTACATGTTGACCTGCGCGCGATGATGTAATCGTTTGAGTTATTTGATATAAAACATCATTTTCTGCGGACATTAATTTCTCCTTTATAATACCCGACATAGCTTGAGTGAAAGTATCCAGAAACGTCATGACCTGAACGAATATATTTTCATCCTTCGGCATATCAGTTATACTGTTATCATCATTTTCAAATAATTGAGCAAAGGTCTCTTTTGCCTGTATCGCTCTTTCTGAACATTGTAGCAACAATCGATAATTCTCTTCGAATAAAAAGAAAGAATATATGAATGTAACCACGGAAATTACCAATAACAGTATTCTACAAATATTAACCAGAGTTTGATTCCATTTTCTGTTCCTATTACTGGAGACCAACTCACCTGCACCACCGTATGTATGACGCTGTAAATCTT